CGGCATCCTTTACGGGATAGCCCATGTACTGCTCTAGCGTGATTGGAGTGAATTCGAAGTCCGTGCCATTGACGCGGAAGAAGCTCCCCTTCTCCAGCTGGATAGGGACAAGCGTTGTGACAATATCGCCAGTAGGGCCAACCGTGAAGGTCTGTCCGGGGGCTATCGTCGCGACAATCTCTGCGATGTATTTGACGTAAAGACTTTCAGTCGCCCAAGAATCGAGCATGTCATTCAACTGACGGAGAGCGAACTGTGCGCGCGCAGCAGTCAGGACTTCGCCTTCGCCAAGGAGCCCGACCACCAAGTACGCATCAGTGATAAGTGAAAGCGCAGTGGTCTGCATGGAAGCTCCAAAGGGAGCCCGCCCGTTTTACGGGGCGGGTACTGCGAGGGACTTAGTTACGAACAGTTGCGCCGTGCGGATTCACGATAGCCCAATCAACAAGAGTCGCAGCCGTTGCGGCAGCGGTCATGTAAATTGTCACAGAGCCAGCGGCAGGAACGATGCGCTCGACTCGCAGCGCCGTACCGTCAGCAGCAGCCTGACCTACGCATGCCCAGACTTTGCTGTTGGCCGTAATGTTGCTATTGGTGATGACTACCGAAGCCGCTGCGATAGCGACATTTGCCGTTCCTTCGTAAGTGTCTGACGTTTGTGCGCCAACGGTGATTGCCGTAACAAGGGCCGCTGATGCCAGACCTTGGGCGATAAGAGCCGCTTCCAGCTCTGCGGTCCATTCGACCGTTACTCCCGCTGGCGTAGTGCCATAGGGACGAATAAGAGTAATTGCCATGATGTTTTCCTTTTCGTCCGATTACACGGTGTAGTACTTCGTGGAAAGCTCGGCGTACGTGGCGGCCCAGCCAAAGAGCACATCAAGACGCATGATCGAGTTGTCATTCACGCCGTCATAGATGTCGGTCACCTTTACGGTAAAGCCGTTGTGCGTCTTCTGAGCCACCTTAACGCCCATGCCTTCAGGCACCCACATCGGAACCATAGCCAGCGTGAAAGCATCACGATGGAAGGCAACGTTGCAGTTATAGGAGGTAGAAGCGGCGCCCATGATCACGTAAGGCTGTGCCGTAGTCGGCGAAGCGGTTACGTTCTGGTATGGGCCAGATGTCACGATTGCTGGCGAGATGCTGATCGAAGTTGCACCAATCAGGGCGTCGGCAGTCACTACGAACTGAGCCAACACACCAGTCGAGTTGCGCGTTTGTGGATTGACCGCAAACACACCAGGAAGGGTGATCGTGGTGCCGCGAGTCAGCGTGCCGCCAGCGATAGCCACAACAGTCAGGGTTGAGCCAGTTTGGTTCGCGCCGTTGATGTTGGTTGCCGTTGCTGCGCCGTTGGTGTGGATATCGACGTTTTGATCCAGTGCTGGGTCAATACCAAAGCCGTTCTGCGCAAGACCTGAGCTGTACTGCTTGTTCAGCTGAGTCTGGCTGTTGAACAGGCCGGAGTAGCCAGAAACCGTTGCAGCATTCAGGCCGGGGCCCATCACGATACGGCGGAAGCCATCACGCGCAGCGCCCATTTCGTCAAGACGACGATTGCTGTCGGTCGCAACCTGCACAGCGGCAAGCTGGGTAGCAGGCAGTGCGCCAGTGGGGTTCAGTGTGTTGAACGTGGAGAAGTGAGCCAGCTGCAGGCCTTGGCGGTCAATTTCATTCGCCACTGCTGCAAGAGCCGATGTCAGTTTGTTCTGGATGTGATCCGAACTGATCGACAGCGTACGCTCGTAGGCCGTGAAGTTCAGATCGCAGCCGCCTTGCTGAAGAGTCAGCGGGACAGTGGTATCGACAGAAGCTTGCGGAACAGCAACACGGCCTGCGCGGTACGTGTAGCGGCTTGGCTTCTTGATGTTGATGGTCGCACCGGGCTCATAACCCCGCGACATGTTGGACTTGAATTCGGGCTCGTAGTCGCGATTGACGCCTGCGGAGAAGCCCAGCATGTTTTCCAGGATCGGAAGGACTTCCTTCGCGACGATGGAACTGGTGATAAGCGTATTGCTCATGGTCTATACCTTTCAGCGCCTCACGGCGTTAGAAGTGGATTGTCTCGGCGCTTCCCAGCGTTAGAGCCAATCCGTAGAACGTCTTTAGCCTCTGAACCAGCGCGGCTTGTTGGGGCCTGCAGTACGGTGAGCGATGTACTCATCCATACTCATGTCCTCAACAGACTTCGCGGTCCCTTTGCCCCTTTGCCCTACCGGAGTAATAGGCTCTGGGTTCTTGCTGATCTTTGGCGATTGCAACTGCGATTCCATGATCGCCAGCTTCTTCGCCAGACGCGTAGGGCTCAAACCTTCCAGCTCCGCTGCGACTTCGGGGTTCTTCAGCAAGTGCGAGACAACCTTTTGTGGTTTGTCACACTCCAAGATCTGCTGCAACAGTGGCGTCGGAAGGTTCCGGCTATCCAGCATCGGGCCAGCATCTTCTGCCAAGGCCTTCAGGTTGTCTGCAAACTTCGGGTCTTGCTTCATCAACCCTTTGATCGTAACGACTGCCTCCGTCTCGATTTCCACCATGCGTGCACGTTCTTGCAAGGCTTGTTCGGGAGACAGTTGCCGTTGATTCGGGTTCTGCGCGTTATGAATCTGTTCCAGTCGCTCACGATAGAGGCGTTTTTCCTCTCGCTCTGCGCTCAGTTTCGCCGTTTGCTTGTCGATCTTCTTTTGGCGGCCATGCACTTCTCTTTCGAGCCGCGCAATCTTTTCCTCTGAAGTTTCTACAGGCTCATCAACTACTTCTGCATCCTGATCCACGACATCAGGGTTTCCCGTGGCAGCATCTGTATCGGCGATGTCCGGCTGTGCGACTTCAACTACCTCGACAGCATTTCCTTCTGTACTCATGGATAGCTCCATTTAAGCAGCGCTTGGGACCGGCGCAGTCGGTTTAGTCAAATATACAACATTGTTGCGTTTGTGCAACAAGTTAATCGCTTCTTGTTGCGTGCGTTGTAGATAGCGCATCAACATCAAACGGAATGCTCTGGGAGTTGCCAACAAACAAGCTTGCTGTCCGCCATTCTTTCTCCGCCCTGATGATTCTTCCTGTGCCAACGCTTGGAACAACGCCAGCAATCATCCCAGTTTTGAATGGGTAGTAATCTGCGCCAACTTGAACGCAAAAACCTGAGCCAATCGAGGTGTTGCTGTCGCGCTTTATGGAAACACTCACCGCCAGTGCGGAGAAGTCGGCAACTGGTAGCAATTCTCTTGAATTCCACACCTCGAAAGCACGCCCGATAGGCGGCAGGCAAAGCATTCCACCTTCGCGCACAATGGAGATATCCCCCTGAATCACATTTGCGTAGTTCGCTGTGTCATGCAGGTATCCGCCAGCAGGGACTGTGATCGCCGATAGCACTTCCCATTTGCCAGTACTGGTACGAAAAACATGCGTTCGCAAGTCCCGCACAATCACGCCACCGGCTTCTCGCAGTGGCAGCCCGCTATCTGCCGTTACAACCGCCCAGCCAAGCACATAAGGCCATGATCCATAAAGCGTTCCGCTGTAGCCTCCAGGCAATGACGCGTCAGTTATATCCAGCCCTCTTGTAACGGTTGGAACCTTGCTCCATCCGTAAAGTGGCCCCTGTGGCACGCATTCATTCTGTGCTGCCATCCCCTTCCATGCTGCCGAGAAGAGCATCAGGCGCCATAGCCATAACTTGCCTGTGATCCTACGACGCCACACCAGTCAGCCGCCGAAGCAAGTTGAATGGCATACGTTAGATTCTGGCCGATAGTGGTGTCGATAGTGAGTCGCGCTGGCACAACGTTGGTCCCTGCCGTGCCTCCGCCAAATGGGGTCGTTACGGGACGTTGAACACCTGTCGAATTGGAATTTACAACAGAGCACAGCGCAGAGAAGAGATCATTTGATGTGTTGGTCTGCGTCCATATGTTTGAACCAGCAAAATCGACAAAAAGCGTCTTGGTGCCGACCGAGTTTTTCAGCACATAGGTTAAGTAGGCGTCAATCACTCCATTTGGGCCAAGTACTCCGCCTGGAACTGCCATGGTAGAAACAACCGTTTTTGCAGTATTCGTCCCAAGATTACCGCTGGTGGTTTGTGGTGCGCCGCTGATACAGGTGAAGGTATTGGCATCCACATAAGTGTAATTTGTGAACCAGCCAGTGAGCAGCGCGCCTGTGCTTTGCGTCAAATACACAGAGGCGTCATTCAGGGCCGCCGTCATTCCATGCGAAGCCCATGTAACGGTGACGGTCGCGCCGCTCTGTGTGTAAGTCGCCCCAGTCCCGCCGATCACGATCATTGGGATGTTGATGTTTGGCAGCCTGAGCTTTGGGCTGTACAAAACACCGTTTATGACAGTTCCACCAATGGCAATATTGTCAAAAGGCCGGTTGCTTGGCTGGCCTAGACTGTTGTCAGTGTCAGTTGCGTACTGAGACTGAATCAGAGACACGCCAAGAGCGTAATCCAGGGTATAGATAGTGCCAACATTGAGTGACTGTCCATACTCATTGACCCGGCCAGCTTTGGTGATCGTTACGCGAATGGTTGCCATGATTATTCCTTAGCGAGGTCTTCTTCAACCTCTGCTGCGAGTGCAGGAGGTGGCTGTATGTGAGCAACGATTAGTTTGACCATGTTTGTCAGGTCTGCGATATCGCGCTGCACGTCGGTTTGTTTATCGACCACTTCCAGTTTGGTCTGGTTGTCTGCCGTTGTCTTTTGTTGGCTGGCTTCGATCTTGGCAAGCTCAACTGTTGCGGTCGTTTTCTGCTCTGATCCGTGGATTCGCTCATCAGATGCGATCTTTGCCATCTTCGCTTGCAGGTCAGCCTGGATCTTGGCTTCTTGGGCTTGTTCTTTCTGCTGGGCCTCAGTCAAAGCGCCATGCAGTTGTTCAATGACGCCTTGCATCTCTTGGTTCTGCTGCTGCATCTGAGCCATAGCGGCCTGAGCTTGCGGCGGAATGCCCTGCTTGTTGTCATCCATCAACTGAGGCGGGACGGCTTTTTCAAGCCGACGTGCAAGTTCTTCGGCCATCGGGAAGTCCATAGCACGCATCATGATGTCGCCAGCGATCTGAAGCAGTTGCGGGTTGCGTGCGCTCATCTCCATCATGCGATCTGCGCCTTCTTGGCGCTGGGTCTGGTAGCTTGGGCCAGTATCAATTGCAACATCGTACTTACCGAGCGACGGGTTGAAGATCTTGCTGATCTCCTGCTCGTCGGCCTGAACTTCCATGAAGGCCTGCTGCATGTCTGGGTTGAGGCGGGCTTGCTCCATCTTCCCGTCAAGGCCCAAGACACGAACCACGCGCTGCGTGTCATAGGTCTTCTGGATCAGGTCAATAAGGACCATGTCCTCATAACGAAGAGCGCGGGACAGGTTGTCAGGGAAGTGGAAGGTAGCAATCTCGCCCTGAGCTTTCAGGCGCTGAATCCCCACCCCAGAGGAAGCTTCTGACTTGATGCCGAAATTGGCATTTTGCTGGCCCGAGGCGGCGCGCATCTGCTCTGTGGAGAGCTGTAGTAGCTGGACTTGAGCTGTGGCCATCGTAGCCCCGCCCTGGCGCTCTGGCTTGGGATTCGCTTGTCCGTCATCGTTGTATGCTGCCCAAGGGAGATAAGCGTAGTTCTCGACATTGGCGCTAGCCCAGATGTCCTTGTTCTTGCCAATAGCCTCTTCGGCGATTAGGTAAGGCACCTTGTTCTGCAGCGCGAGCGACTGGACGGTCTCGGAATAGGCGTAATTCACCATCCGTGCCGAGTCTTTCAGGTCACGGACGATGCCCTTGCGGACGATCTCGCCATCAACGTTCAGCTCTTTGCCGACTACGGTAACGATAGGCAGGTAATCACCCGGCCAATCCTTCTCATCCACTGGCTCATCATGCCCGCCGACCAGCATGCACCACTTCCAGCGCTTTCTTTGTGTCTTGCGCTCGATCTGCTTGCCATCCTCACCAATAGCTGGAAGCGAGCCTTCGCCCATCTCGCTCTTGAATGCGGTAGATCCATCGGCCAGCATGACCAGCGTGTCGTCGAAGTAGTCGCAGTAGTAATACTCGGCACGTCTGACAGTGTTTTCCTGCACCCAGCCATCGGTTGCAAGGTCATCCCCCCATGAAGCAGGGTCAAGCTTCGGATACTCCCGCTTGAATTCCTCCTTGGAGATGTCTTCGAAGATAAAGCCCCACTCAGCATCTGCCCGATCTGGCCTGCGTGAGTAGCAATCCACATAGACAAGGTTCGGATTCGGGATGGTGTCGATGATGATCTGTTGGACGAATGAGTCAGGCGACTCGTAGTCCATGCGGATGCGCCAATAACCCTCACCACCGTAGATCGCATGCTCTGATGCGATGTCATGAGCTTCGTCGGCGCAGGAGGAAGTCTTGATATTGCGCAGAAGACCCTCAAGGATCTCCGCTGTACGCTTGTCAGCGTAGTCATCCACCGGACTAACCTTGGAGGCGGGTCGGTTCTGGCGGATGTTGTTGATGATCTGGTTGCAGTGCTGAGCCGTCAGATTGACAGTCAGGATGACTCGCTGGCTAGATGCGCGATTGGTCCGGATATCCTCAGGCCACTGCCAGCCGTTGTCCGAATCGCCCATGGCAAAGCGGGTATCTTCCACCGCCTGCACACGGGATTGTCCGTAGAAGTCCTTCGCCTTTTGAAAGCGATCCTTCGCTATGGATACAACGTCGTTGGGTTTTGTGTCATCGGCCATGTGTTGCACAATAGCAACAAGTAGGCATTTTTACCACAGTCGTTTAGTGAGATGCTACAGGCTTTGGCGCCCTAGCCATGATCACCGGCTCAGCCTGGATAGGCTCGAACCCGAACCGTCCGTAGTACGGCATCTGCCACGGCTCGTCAGGCATGATGACCAATACTTTCTTGGCCTCGTCCGCCTCTTCGCACACCTCATCTAGCAGGCGAGTTGCGTAGCCCTTCTTCTGATGCTCTTCGGCTGTGTGGAGACCAGACACTTCGAACAGACCGCCGCGCAAGTTGGCCGGGGCCACTTGGCTGTAGGTGAGCTTTAGAGTGCAGGGGCCTAGTTGGCGTTTGCCGGGTTTCATTGCTTGCCATCCTTGCGATCCTGCTCATTGAAGATTACAGCAAGCCCTGATTGGCATTGCTTCGTAGCCTCAACGAACGACTCCATTGAAGTGTCTGGCACCTCGAATTCAACTCCGCCAGTCGTCCCATCTTCCATTATGTGTGTAAGTCTGATTTTCATCTCTACCTCATCCATCCTTGAGTGTGTGAGTGCATTGGCCGTTCGTGCTTGGCCTCTGGCTCTTTCTTCGCCTGACGCACCAGCGCCGGGAAAAGCTCCGCAAGGCTCCAGATTAGCGCATCTGCCCTGTTTGGAGACCTTGGGCCAGTATAGCCACTTGTCGAAAACGCGCACATCTCGTCCTCACACTTGGCGAATACACCAACGTGGCGCACCTTGCCTTGCTCATAGAGAGCGGAGAATGGTTCTGCACGCTGTACTTTTCCGCGACTGGCTGTGACCATCTTGTAATTGACGCGAGTGCCTTCTGCTGCGGCCGCTGTCTTCACCACGAACTCAACCATGCCGCCCCCAAAGTTGGTCTCGCCCACAATGGCGTCTGCGCTGTGGCGCTGGTACGCAGATACGGCAACCTTGCCCCATGTACCAGGGCCGGCCTTGATGGTCAGATCCTCTAGCGGGTAAGCCCGCCCATCTGTCCCAAGCCCTGTTACAAATATGCCGATCTCGTCATTATCAACGTTCGCCTGATCATCGCTCGCTCCAGACGGATCAACCGAGACAATGACACGCACAAAGTCTGGCAATGTCTCTTGTGGATCAACTCGCCACTTGTCGATAGTGGATTCATCGAACAGAGCGTTTGGAGTCGCATCTGCAAACTCCCCGTCCATGAAGCGGCGCCGATTGCGGGCAGAAAGGCCGTTTAGTGTCTCCATGTACTCCGGAGATAGGTTAGCCTCGTTGTCCTTCGGGTTCATCTGGAAACTGACGTAGTTGTCAGGCCTTGCAAGAGGCTCACCCGTATCAGGGTCTATCTTCTGGCGGAATACCTTGAATGACCAATGCGCCTTACTTGGCGGATTGCAGTCGAAGTAGAAGCGGAGCTTCAGCGGCTCCGGGTCTTTCCCCTCGATGATCTGCGAGACACGCTGCGCAAGACGCGTTAGCAGCATCTGCACGCCAGACCATGCAACCTGTGAAGCCTCGTTCACATAGATGGTCACATACTCGTTGCCGAGAATCTTCTCCATCCGCTCCTTGTCATCCAGGCCGCCGAACCAGATCTCCGAACCTCCGGGGAGTGTCGCATACCAATCAGTTTTGCTGAGTTTGTATTCAACGCCAGGGAAACATGTCTTCATCACCTTGGGGAAGGTGTCGAGGATGACGGACTGCTTGATGTGGTTGAAGCGGAAGCGGACAACGAGATGCCGAGAGCCCGGAGCCTTCAGGGCGCGCAGTACGATGTTTCGTATGAGTAGGAAGGTCTTGCCAGAGCGGCCACCTCCGAAGAGCATCTCCCAAGTTGCAGAGCCAGCCAGAACCTCTAGCGCCTCTTGCTGCTTATTGGTTGGGGAGAATGTCACAGCTTTTCGTCTATGGGCGTAGCCTGGATAATCAATGGGCCGCCTTCATTGCCCGTAAGCTCTACGGCCTGCATAGCCTTGCCATCAACGCGGTCAGCAATGAACTCAAGAGCCTTGATCTCGCCCTCGGAGGCTTTATCTATCAAGGCTTGAATGCCCATACGCAGCTTGCGATAGTCATCCTGAACGAGCGCTTTACGCAACTCGTTTGCGAATAGATGACGGCTTTTAGCCCCCGCTGTCGTGCCTGACATTTAGCTTCACCTATCCCTTTGAATCTTCTTGCGAATCGTTCGCATCTGGACGGCCAAAACTCCAGCCACTATTGCTAGTAAATACGAATGCGTCTGGATGGTATTTCAGACTATCGCTAAACTGCTCCTGCGCCTTCTTGAAGGCTTGCATCCCCAG